GGTGCAATTGAGTAAATCGACTACCAATGACTTAACGACTACTGAAATGGGTCGTTTCTTTGCTGGTGGTACGCTAGCTACACCGTGTGCTAGACAAATCTTCTACGACGATTCCGTGATTCGTCCTACTCTTACTGTACCAGCACAATTCCATATTCAAGGTAGCTTACCTCACCACGCTATTGCCTTTAAAGGTACGATAGCAGGTGCTGGCGGTACACCGATTTCAGTGAGGTACGATTCCTCCTTTAATCCGATTTCTAATGCCATTCCATTAGAACCTATCCTACAGCAAGACCCAAATCTACACACCCAGTGGTTCTTACCTCCCTTCTATACCTCTCATCGTCTAGAAGAAGGTGAAATGATTCTTATCTTGGTGTACGATGATAAAGGTGGGGTACTCTCTAGAACCAACTTCATTGTAGAGAAGTCTGCTCTTCTAAGAGACGTATCCGATGCAGATAAGTTCATTTCTGCTATCTCTTTAGAATCATTCTACATTGATTCTAGCGATGAAACCAATCTCTTAATCCCAGAGAACATCTTAAAAGACTCCATTAACCTAATGGGTAAAGTCTTCTATACCGATGGTTCTACCATGACTTATCCGGTAGATGGTAATAAATTCGAATTGCTTTACTTAGATAGGGCATCCGAATCCACCGTAACCTCTAAGGGTACTCTGGTACTGAAGTACTATCTGGCTAATAACGAGAAGTCTGTACACGTAGTGAATAACAACAACCGTTACTTCATTACCCGTTCTTACCAGTACACCATTATCGAGAGAGATGGTTCTTACTCAGTGAAACTCTATCCTGTACCTCGTTGGGTAAATGACAATATTGGCTGGCAATTGGATTGGTATCTGTTTACCTTAGATAGAAACCAATTCTACAATGTAACCAATAGTGTTTATATTAACCGTAACTCACCTACCCAGCAGCTCAATGGTAAGCTCTACGGTCCTACCCAACAACTGAACGTAAGTATTGACTTAGGGACAATCAATAATTCCTTTAGACAATACGTACACCCACAGCAGGTAGACATCCGTTTCTTAAGAAATGCCGCTGACCAGACGGATGATAGATGGGAGATTGGGTTTGAAGCTTATCAAAACCCAGCCTACGGTAAAGGGCTACACCTCTTAGTGAAATCGATTGCTACCAATAGCAATGTAATCAATATCGCTAATAGCTGTACCACCTTAGATGACTTCTTAAACAAAGTCTACTACACTACTTTACCGCAATATCGTACTAATCGAGAACCTAATGCACCTAAACCCAATATGTTTAAAATCATTTGGGGGGACAACAGCATCGAATTCCCGATTCGTAAGTGGAATGAAGATTTAACCATTCCTTTCGATATTCCGGCTACCGCTACACCCATTATTCTCTGGTACATCAATACCACCGATAATGACCTCTATTTGTCATTGTCACCCTTGCCGGTATTGATTGCCTGATAAAAGAAATGGGACTCAATACCCTATGAAAAGAACAGTCCGGGGCGGTTCCGGATGGTTCCTATAAAGAGGTCGTTTGTCTGTCGTGAATAACTGTTTTGTTTACGGAATTGTTTTTCAGTTACATCACGATAAATCCTCTAAGATAAACAAGCAAAACGGTTGTAAGTTTTCCCATAAACAACATCGTTGAGACTCCTTTCGTAGTTGATGAAAAAAGACGATATACACTCCTCTACCCTCGCAACAGGGGTAGAGGAGTGTATTAGTCTGCCTTATTATCAGCTTAACCAGTAATCTAGGTCTAATCCCCTATTATTACCGGTACCTGTCAATAGGTTTTCAAATCGAGAAATATCCCTATTGTTGTAAGGATTCAATCCCAATGAATCGGTATTGACATCAACTAAACCATCGATAATGTCATTGACCATATTGGGTTGTTTCCTTAAGGTAGTGAGTTTCTTCCCTTCTTTCAAGTCATCAATCATGCCAGAGATACTCATTTGTTCTCTGTTCTCTATCGATAGCTTACTCTCTAAATATCGAATCTCTTTCTCCAGTTTAGCAAACTCGAAGTAGTTATCCGTATTACTCATTTCGTTATACAGAGCAGTAATGCTCTCTTTTAAGCTATCTTGTTCTCTCTTCTTCAGTATCGTCTTAGCATCTAATACTTCACCGGCAAAAGCCACTTCACTTAAGAAACGACCTCTATTGATGTCGTAGTATCCTGTTTCTCGACCATTGAAGATAAACCAACAAGCCAATAACCAAGCAATCACCATGTCATCATGCCCACCTTTAGGGTGATCAATTCGTCCATTTACAATCACTAGACTCAATAGTTCATTAATCAATTGGTTGTCTTTTAGCTTATCAGCGGAAATGTCAATCGCTCTAAATAACGTTTCGTTATAGAGGTTATCACGAGAGTACTTACCATAACCAGATGTTGTATAACCAAATGTATTTCTGTGTTGGTTAGCGATATTCATTCGGTTAGGGTGAGAGTCCATTAATTGGAACTTACGTGGGTCTGATGATTTCTCTTGTACAATGGTATTGAAGATTCGTCTAAATGGATCAATACCATGGGCAGGTAGGGTTTCAATCAGGTAATCAATAATACCTTGAGCACTGCTTCTGTTCTCTGGGATAATCATGACTTTACGGTATTTTATCATGAAGTCACTTAACCACTGCGAGAACTTATACAAATTCACTCGATTAACAGAAGCTGCACCAATGATTTCTAAGTTAGTCGCATCAACGAATACCAAACAGCTATTGTCGTTATTCACCATGTTAGAGCTATCGATACCAATTACGACTGGTTTCTCATTCATGATTTTATCAATTTCATGTGCGGTGTAATACCATTTAACATGGATATAGCCAGAGGCATCATGAGCCTGAGGCTCCATTTCACTTACTTTCATCATCTGGGTTTGTTTCACATTGAATGGAGAAGATTCCATTTCGGATACCCAAACGTTAAGGAAGTCTTTTAACAAGTTAGCCCCTGTAACACCGGCACGAGACGCGTTTTCCGATAACCAAGCATCGTCTTTACCTAGCTGTTTGTGAGAGAAGACACCAGTTACCGCATAAATACCGTTCTTAGCAATAGCAGACATGGGGTTGGACCCAGCTCTAACTCTTTTCTCTAATTCTTCCACATTTTTACAATCTAACAACTCTTCTGTCCAAGGACAACCTTCACTATAGAGCTTATAAGCATAAGCCCCGTAATCAGTGTCCTTAGAACCAGCTGTAGTAGCAATCACACAGCCGTAAGGCATTCCAGCTTCCCTTGCCTTTTCGATCGCCGCGTTCTGAGAAGCTGAAGCAGAATTGAAACTTAGAGATAGATTAAGACAAAATGCCGCCTCGTCCAGTAAGAGCACATGGCTACTAAAACCACGACCTACACGCTCTGCACTTTCTGGTTGCGCTTGGGCAATACCGGTATTGAGGTAGCAGTTTCTCTTCTTAACGGTAATCAATTCACTGTTATCCGCATCCAGTTTAGTTAATGGATTTAAGTAATAGGGATACCGTCTAAAAGAGTTCTGTATCCTCCTGATATTTTCAGCCCTAAGTTTACTGTCTTTGGTTAATAGAAAAATACGCATGTCCGTCCAGAAGAACAAACACCATTCGCTAATCTTGTCAATCGAGCTAGATTTACCTAATTGACGAGCCATCACGAAGAAGTAACGAATGTGGTTTAAGAAACACCACCACAATGATAGATTACCACGGTTGGCTAAGTAATAGTTGTTACCTGATGTGTTAGGCGCAGTAGCAATCTCCCTTACGAAGTACCAGAAGTTGTTCTTACACTCCATAGCAATCCTAGCCATTTGCTCCATGGTTAAGTCTGGTGAAAATGGATCTACTCCTTGTAGTGTTCTATCGTGTAAAGCTAGATGGAAATAGTAGTTCCTCAACCCCATCTTCTTATACACGTTAGCCATGTCAATATAGCTCTGGTTCCTGGTCTTAGTATCCACTATTGCCTCAGGATACCTATTCCAGTCATCTAGGAATAAAATAGTCATTAGTCTTTCCTTACTTGTAGACCAAGTTTATACAACAAAATTTATACGCTGTTTTAAATCATCATATGGATTATTTTTCAAAGATTGACTAACATGTACAGTATTTCGGAACTGAAAGCGAAAGGTTTTAAGGAAACCATTAGTGACAACGAGAGGACTAACTTCCCTGGTTACTGGATTAATAAAGAAGGCGATGTCTATAGTACCTATACCAATAAGTTCTTAAGAGTACTAGGTAAGAATGAAAAACAGTTTGCTTACCACATCCCCACTCCATGGGAAGGTGGGTATAAGTACACTACCTTAAATCGTTTAATGAACGAATACTTCCCTAAATACGATTTAAAAGAGTTCGTTAAGATAGGACCAGAGTACCCTTACCATTACATCAATAAAGACGGTATTGTCTACAGTGAGTGGACTGAAAAATTCATTCACCCCAATTTGAGTAACAGGTATTACGAATTCAACTTACGTAACGAGAAACTTAAGAAGGTGAAAACAGTAAGACAACACCATCTACTACTAATGGCTTTTAGGCCAGAAGAGTTTAAAAAGGTAAGTAGAGGGGTTGGTACTCGAGATGAAAACGGAGTGAGATGGTCTGTAGACCACATTAATGGAATCAAGACCGATAACCGCCTAGAGAATCTAGAGGTAGTTACCCAGAAAGAGAATAGCTTAAGAGCCAGTAAGAACGGTTTATTGAAGCAAATGAAACCAATGAAAACTAGGGATTACTATACTGGGGAGATAAAGAGATATCTATCGATAACCGAATTAGCTAACGATATTGGTATTGACCATTTCGCTTGTCAGGAGAGACTGAAGAAATCTAAACTCAAGTTCGGTAGAATTGATAACCGACTATGGAAGGAAGGTGTTCAAGTTAAATACGATAACGATGACACCCCCTGGCCAGAACCAGTTGATATACTTGGAGCAAGATCAGATAGAGCTTTCCTAATCAAGGACTTTAAGGTTTCACCTAACCATGAGAAGATTGTACCTAACATGGCTAAACTGAAAGAGATGTTTGGTATTATCGAGACTAAGCTACTGGAAGACTTGAATAGCGGTAAGCACCCCACGTTAAATAACCTAGTTCAAGTGAAGCTGTTCACTGACTTAAGAGAGTGGTCTCTTGTTACCGATCCTTATCTTGAAGTAACTAAGAATGGAAGAAAAGGTAATGTAGTGGCTGTCTATAAAGACAATGAACCGGCTACAATACTACTACCAGTGCCTGGTTCACGTAACTTCTTGGGTTTAAATAGCAAATGTGTGTACAACTTCTCTATGCGTAGTAATCGTTATAAAGACTACAACATTGTACTTTACCAAGACTACGTTAGAACTGAGCACTATAAGAAGTTTAGATTCCAGAACACCTTCGATGTTACTCAATTCCCTGATTTGAATAGATGAAACTATACTCTCTAGCCACCTAACCAGGCCAGAGAGTATAAAAAACTATGATGAATTCGCTATATAGATAGGAAATCTACTATGTATAAACACGTAAAAGACGTATTTAACGATAAGTGTAATCTATCATTCGATACGAAGTTTACCCAAAAGGTAGAACGATACCTTAACCAGTTAATCACTAAGTCCGATGAAGATTCTCAGTTTTGGGGTGGTCCCCTGACTGGTACCCACAAAATCACGTTTACGAACAACGATAGAGGTAGGTGGTTTGAAGAAATCTTAGGAATTGATGAATCCGATGTAGAAGATGATTTAAACCTAATTATCGATGCGGTAAAGTATAAAGTAGCAGGTGATCCATTATCATTATCCTGTGTTTGGTTATGTCATTCCCTTTGGAATAGCGGTAAGCTCTCTAAAGAGAAGAAACAGAAAGCCATGAGTGACGTGATGATGGTCATGTGTATTCGTTTCTTGACATCTAGAATGAATCGACATTGGCCATTTCCTTGCTCTAAGGCTGTAGCAGAGGCTACCTTAGCCTCTATGTCTAATCGCTACGCTATTAAGCGTTTAGGTAGTTGGTTAGCAGTAATACGAGAAAGAGCAGACGATACGGTAGACATGGTAAACGGCATCCACAAACATGCGATTAACCGAATGGATATCGACATGAAGTCCTCTGGACACACCAATTCAGTGGTTTATGTCGTAATCGATAATGCTACCCGTATTAAAGAGATGCTAAAGGGCATCTATAATCTACAGAAGATGGTACAAGAATCTGGACTGAAGATTAACAGTACTTCAGCTACCTACATTGAAACAGATGGGGAGAGTATTCTTAAAGACAAAGAACAATCTTTGGAAATCTATAAGAATTACCTAAATGACATCATTGGGGATAAACCTAGTTTTATTAAACTAGACTTAGTAAGCATTATTGAAAATGCCAATAAGACCATGCCTCCACAGATGTTTAGAAACACTTTAGGGTATATCTCCGATGTCTACTCCAAGAACAATCAAGACAAGATTGAGTTGAGTGACCTGATTGAAAGAATCATGACACACTTACTGGTTTACTTATACAGTAACCGTAATGCCATGAAGAATAAGTCTGATATCCCTGGATTACTTTCTAAGCTAAAAGGTATCTATACTTCTTCTCGTACTACTGATCCTTTATTACTAGGGATTCGTGATGACATGGAGAAGGTAGTTAAAAGAGCGACTAAAGTCAAATCCACTCCGGCTATTGCCGCTACCAGAACAGGTATTTTGTTATACATCGTACTGAGAGCCTTTACTCGTAACTATTACTCTTAAAAGTAGGAGAAATCCACTTCTTTCACCTTTAGGAGTAATCGATGTGTGTTATTGAAAAACTATTGACTAAGGTATACACCATTAGCGATGCTTTTCTAGGTGAGAAGAAATTAGAGTTAGTTGAGCCTGATACCATCAACAGGATAGACTTCCACACCAAAATTGGTAATAATCTCAAGATTGTCGTGGTGAAGAAGCAGTACATCTACAGACGGAAGAAGAAATCCTTATTTCGTAAGCAGAAGAAGATTAATTGTGTCTACGAAGTTTATGCTGAGTTTAGTGAGAATATGCCTAAGTTACTTAGTGATATCCTTACAGAGAAACTCGTCTTACCTCAATTACTCAATTCTCTAATCAGTGAAGAGAAGCAAGTTAATAGTGTTGTCAGTGCCTTTCTGGATATTAAGCTGAAACAGTTTAATAAAGTAATGAA